AAATACTCTCTTTGTTCGATCGTACCTTCGGGTCGAGCACAGAATGTACTTCCATTTTCCGTTTTACAGACCCATACAACGGCATTCGCATCACGACCGTGTCCTGTCTTTGCGTCGACAACTTCATACTCTTCCGTCATGAAATCCTTAAACTTTAACAGGTAATTACTTCGTTTCCCGTTTTCGTACACACTCGAAGGTTCACGAACCATCGTACCTTCATAGCCCTGTGAAACAAAGTTCTCGTGAAACTGTTTCAAACACGTTTTCTTACGAACAAGTTTCGTTTCGACCGTGACATGCTGCTTACACCTTTCTTCGAATGGTAATTCGGGACGATTCATGTCAAAATAATCAAAAACGTAAAACTCGAGTTGTTTCGGGTCGGTTTTAAACAAACTCGTAATTTCCTCAAACGTTTTGTTTGGATCGTAACACTCCCCGTCGAGGTACTCACCGTCCTTAAGACCTTTACCGAGATACTCGGTTCCCGGAACAAGTTTCCCCGTACGTGAAATCCCACCTTTATTTGATACGAGTAATCGAACTCCATCAAGTTTCGGTTGAACGTAGAACGGTTCTGAGATGTACCTTTTACGATCGTCCCATTTGTTTGCTAACATGGGCATAACGTCTGGTACCTGTAAATTCTTCCAAATAGTTTTTGCTCGTTTCAGGGCACTCTCGTACCCGAGCGGAACGTGTGTTGTTGAGATAGATTCTTTACCATCAACAACACCTGTTGCTTTAATAATATTGGCGGTACCGTCTTTCAGTTTTTGAACTCTGATAGACGTGTATCTTTGATTGCCGTTTTTATCCGTTTTAAAAATTGTTTCCATTATAATAGATGAGTAGTGTTCCACCAGTTGTAGATTATAAACGAATGGAACGACTTAGGCCTCCACAGAACACGGTTATTCCTATAAACGCAAATACCATTTGTGTTTTCGTAATACTGATATCAATTATTGGGTTATATAAGAGACACGTAGACTTGAACAAACCCCGACCCCGTAGGTCTAATCAATCGAATGAACGACATTATACTTGATACACTCTTGTGCATCTAAATACATATCACGTTTCATGATTTTCTTAAACTGTTTTTGGGGTATAGTTGTTTTTTCCTTATACGTTTTTGTAACCATATCCATGAGTTTATCACATGATTTCATTTCGTCCTTGAGTTCTTCATATTTTCCCCAGAACCCGTTTGTGGATATTTGGTGTATCAAAACGTGTGCATTCTTACCTATACGACGTTCGTGACCACCCAAAAGAAGAAAGGTTGCCGCGGAACAACATACACCTTGTGCTATAGTAACGACCTTAACACGTGATTTTTCAATAATGTTCATAGCACTTATTCCAGCGAATAAATCACCGCCTTCGCTACACACGTGAACGTACATGATGGGTTCGTACCCTATGAGTTCAGCCTTCTTTTTAAGAAGATCAATTTCAAGTTTCTTAAAATCTTCAATGAACTCGAGAATATCTACATCGGTAATTTCTCCATGGTAGAAAATTTCATTACCAATGACCCGAGATACTTTAAATTCTTCTTCTTCTGAAGTTGGTGTAGTTGTATTCATTTAGTTAATTTAGACTATCTTCTTTAATCATTTTTTTTATTTTAGTAACCTCTCGTTGTTTTAGTTTGTTCTGCAAACCAAGGTGGTTCATAACATCAAAATCTTGTGGTGTCAGATTATATTCTTTAAACTTCGAGACGTCACCTTTTTGTGCGTACTCACGTAAAAGCATAAATTCATGATGGTTCATTTTTGTATGTGAACGACACTGTATACTTCGAATCTTCTGTTCACGCATTTTCTGGTTCCCGTATTTTGTCCACGCGCTCCCTGGTCGTATTGTGTCGGGTTCAATTAAGGTGTTACCCGTATATATTTTTGGTATTTTCATGGCGTACAAAACAAAATAAGGCATGAAATCCCATTCACCTTTATACAATTCTGTATCGAATGTATCTGCACTTATCAATGCATGCATGATTTTGTCGGGGTGTTCCGGGTTAGACCCAAGATAATTTTCATGTACGGCCCCCCAAATATGTCCATGTTCATGTATAGTTTCTTCTATATCTACAGTACCCGGTTTACAAAAGAAATCTTCGATAATGTCTTTTGATGATTTAAAAATATCCTTTTCGTCGCTATATTCAAGGTAATTGAAATAGTTTCCTATATTTCCTTTACACTTTTCGGAGGCTATTTTTGAACGTGGGTGATTTTTATTTAACCACTGAATAGTTTCAGGTTTACGTTTCGGTAGGAACACGAGTTTAAAATTGGGTAACATGTGTACATTTTTAGACGTCACGAGTAATGGTTTTTTTGTAACCCGACCACCTTCACATATGGTTTCTACTATACTTTTATATGCTGTATCGGATTCGTAATCGTCTATATAGGCATGCATATTTGAATTTTTTATCGTACTTATGAATATATCTTTTTTACGTAAGACTTCATCATATATTTCTATACTATTTGTCTCATCTAGAATTTTATTAAGAACGAATGTTTTTCCGACACCAGCCGCACCACATAAAAAGACATTCTTACCATTTTCTAATAGAGACGTAATTTCTTTTATTTCGCGGTCATGGAGCGAAATACGATCAACCTTTTTTTGTTTATGTATTGTAACAAAGGCATTCATGTCGAATGATACTGAAGATGTGGATCTCGCTACTCAGGCGTTAGATATTATTATGGAAAATAATACACTTCAAATGAGAGTGATAGATCCTTTAAAAAGAAAACTTTTTCCTTATTTGATGTGCATTACAGTCTTTAACTTTACGTTATTTATTATGGTGGCGTATCTTGTGAATCGTCTTTCGGTGATTCTGTAACAACTTCCATGAGTTCTGTACGTCTACGTAATTCTTTCATGAGATCACCTTTTAGACTTACGAGCCCTTTATCTTTTAAATCCAATATTTCATTCTTACGTTCTTGTACGCGTTCTATATCGGCTTTAACAGCTTTTTTTACTCCACGTATTTCGTCGAGTTCTTGTTTAAGTTCTCGTTTTGCGACACCACCCACAGCATCTTTTAATTTGGTTATAACCTTACTTTCTTGAATGGCTTTAAATGGTGTAATGGGTTGTATATGCATAATTTCTGGTTTGAAGAATGCATTATCATCGGGAAATTCACGTTCAAATGCATCTATCATTTTTTTGGGTACATTAGGTGATTGTTCAATCAAACGGTCATATTCAGTTCTCATATTTTCAATCATATTTGTACCATTTAACGTCCTTTCCGAAAGTGGGAGTGTAAGTTCAAGACGAATCGTTCTCGAAACTTTACCGTATTGTACAGACGCAACACGGTGACCTTCCATAAGTTCGTTAATTTTAAGAAATTGCATGATCGTTGTTGCGATGGCGGTGATTAAGTTTAGACCACCAATAGCCGACGGTACAAAAGGTTGTACGGAAGGTGGAAATGTTTCTTGTGCAAAGTTAGCAGTACCTGTAACTGTACTTACAATTATGAGTGGTATAGTAAATTTCATACTCAATTTTTTGTATGAACAATAGGCTTGGTAGTGCATATACCTATAACATGCCGCGGCTTCACCCCAGGCCTTTAGTATTTTCTCCTGTTGTGGGTGCCATATCTTCGGAAGTTTCTTTTCTTCGTTCATACTAATAGAGATGAATATTATATTTTTCATCCATTTACTTTTTTTCATAACAATGTTGGTTGTACCATTTATGAAAAATAAACAAAACCTCGAATTTTATTCACTCCTTGTTCCATTCATATTTTTTCATTGGTCGGTCAATGATGATACATGTGCTTTGACCCAGATGGAAATGGCCGTAACAGGGAACAATAAAGACGAAACATTCTTTGGTCGTGTAATGGGACCTATATATAAAATGGACGACACTGAGGCAAACAATTTCTTAAAATCTATTTTATTTTTTCTATGGCTACTTGTTCAGTACAGACTTAATAGAATTGATTTAACACCACTCAATGAAATTAAGAAACGGTTTGCTAAATAATGTTGGTATACATAAATGAAGATCAAAAACAAAACACAACAAAAACTATTATTTATTGCGTTAATGGTACTCATCACTGTAATTGTATATCAAATACGTAACCCAATTGTTATTAAAAAGAGGGTTCGTGTACCTGTAGAAGTACCAGTTCAGGTTCCAGTTCAAATACCAGTTGAAAAAGAATTTAGAAACCCACCAATTAAAGAGTATAAACCTGGGTACGTCCAACAAATGGGGGTTCTTGTAGGATCAGATGAAGAAACATTACCTTTATACGGTAAAGAAGTTAGGGGAAGACGTGATCAATATCATTATTATACGACAACGCCAGGCGATCAAGTGTACCCACTTCCAGTAACAATTGATAACCGTGATTGTATGGACGATATTGGATGTAGAGAATTATATGGAAATGAAGCTGTTTCAGTTTTAGGACAAACGGGTTCATTTCAGGCGAAATTGTATAGAACGGACAATTTTTTCTAATGTAATATAAATGAAGATAGATTTATTAAAAAATGAAGCAAAACGTTTCGGTCTTCGCGTAACCAAAAAAATAAAAGGGAAACGCGTTCCTCTGAGTGAAAAGGAACTCAAGATGAAAATTCAAAGACGGCGACAACCAGCTTTGGAAATCCAAGTTCGAAATTCAAAAAAACTTATACGAACGTGTAAATCACTTTTACGAACAGTGGAACCAAATGCTCCCCGTGTTCGACGAGTTTCTCAACCCGTCTCACGCACACCACCTGTGCCACGCGCACCACCCGTGCCACGCGCACCACCAGTTCCAACTAGAAGAGACCCACGCGCAAATTTAATGACTGCGTTAAAAGCAAACCTTAAACGACGTGGTCTTAAAGAAAAGATAAATCAAACTTCTTAGATATAATCTTTTTTGCACCTTCGAGTTCTGGATGACTCCATAAAAGCCATCTCGACCAAAATCCTGCGGTAAAAAAACCTGTTTTTGTCCAGTTTTCTTTATCACTTCGAGTCACATCAAGCATATTTTTATGAACAAGTTTAGGGTCGGTTTGTTTTTGTACCATATGAGGAACAAACCCACCGTGTCGTGTTACGTATGAACGCATACGTAAAGGGTTTTTATGTATTGTATAGTCTGAGTAGCCTCGTGCTCCAAAATCAACTATTTTTCCATTTTCAAAAGTAACTCTAAACTTTTTATCAATACGTGGACTTTTTCTTAAACGAACGCGCATATATAATTACTGAATATATTTTTCACCGCGTTTTTTGCGTCTATATAACACAATTCCAAGTGTGAGGGATATTAACCAAGCTTGAAATTGTGATATACCATACGGTTCTTCGACCATAAACATTTATACTATATAATTATTGTTTATTTTCTAATTTAGCGAGTTTGTAGTGATGATAAAAATGTATTAAACTTAAAATCAAAGAAACAAGAACAAATGGGTTATATCTCGACTTTCTATTAAGAACGAATAATACGACCGAACCTATAATAACGATGGTAGGTAAGCTAAATAATCCGATTTGAATATCGGTCAAACCAAGAAACCGTTTTTCTAATTTGTTAACATCTGGTGTTTGTACTGGTGCGTAGTATTCTTTTCCTTTATATCCTGGCATTTATTATATACACACAAAAAAATGTGGATTTTCATGATACCAATACTATTGATATTGAATGATTACCTTAAATCGCCTATAGATAGATTGTATTTCCAAACACCTTTACGTCCACTCATTGGTATACGAAATTCAATCGTAGATTTATTTTTTTATAAACCGCATTACTCGGTAGACGATTTCACGGGTTTATGGAGGGTACAGAAACACTTTTTTGATATAAAAAATGAATACGATACCTTATGTAAAAATAAACAAAAGTATTATTTCCATGACCTTGATCCATGGTTTGAATATAATCAAAAATATTATTACTATAAAATACACGATTTTCCGAAATTATACGCATTTTTAAAAACTGTACCATGTGTTGATCATGCCATGATTGCGGTCATGGAAGGATCGATGTCTATACCAGCACACCGTGCCGAGAGTAATTTACAGTTACGGTACCATTTAACACTCGAAGGAACAAGTAATCTTACCACTGAGTTTGATATTCATCAACATAAACCTGGTGAAGATGTTCTTTTTGATCACGCGCGTCACCATAGCGTTGATAAAACTGGTGAAGAAAAACGTGTTGTTCTTATTTTAGATATTAATCGTTTCTAATCTAAAGGTGTTTTCGACACACCGCTCTATACATGTCGTGATCACCAACAAGTTCGAGTTCATCATTTTGTACGATACGTTTTGTAAAAGGTCCATGTGTTCCATCCATACACTCCATACACATCGCCGATATTTTAAACACTTTATCGGCGAGAGGTACACAGTCTATGAGTTCACCAAATTTTCTTTGTTTATAATCCCCATCAAGACCCGCGAGTAAAATTGTTTTACCCGAATCGAGAACCTTTTCCACAAACTTTTTAAGACCCGTGAAAAACTGAGCTTCATCCATAGCTATAACGTCAACATCCGAAAAATCAACTTCATCAAGATTATTAGTTTTTATACAATCGAAACGAACATTATCATGGGTACGTAAAACATCTTC